GTCGAAAAGCTAAACACCTAATTGATAGTGAAGAATATCACAAAATTTTTGATACAAGATTAATGGAAGATTCTAAAGCCGCGGGCCGTTGGGAAACGGCTCAAGGTGGAGAGTATTTTGCAGCTGGTGTTGGTGGAGCGATCACGGGCCGTGGTGCAGATTTACTGATTATTGACGATCCCCACTCTGAACAAGATGCACTATCACCCTCTGCATTAGAGAATGCCTATGAATGGTACACGTCAGGTCCTCGACAAAGACTTCAACCCGGTGGAAAAATCGTTTTAGTTATGACTCGTTGGTCAACGAAAGATTTAACAGCAATGTTGCTTAAACAACAAAAAGAAGTAAAAGGCGATCAGTGGGAAGTGGTCGAGTTTCCGGCAATCATGGACCATGGATCACCGGTTTGGCCAGAATATTGGAATCAGGACGAATTAGAGAAGGTAAAAGCGACATTACCCGTACAAAAGTGGAATGCGCAGTGGATGCAGCATCCAACCAGTGAAGAAGGGGCAATTATTAAGCGTGAATGGTGGCGAAAATGGACTTCGGACAAAATTCCACCTCTACAACATGTAATTCAAAGTTATGACACTGCTTTTTTGAAATCAGAGACTGCAGACTATTCTGCAATCACGACTTGGGGAATATTCTTCCCTTCTGAAGACAAAGGAGCGCAATTACTTCTTTTAGACGCTGTAAAAGATCGATATGAGTTTCCAGAGCTTCGGAGAAAGGCTTTACAGCTCTATAAATACTGGGAACCGGAAACCGTTCTGGTTGAAGCAAAAGCTTCAGGCTTACCTCTTACTCATGAACTTAGAAAGATGGATATCCCAGTAACGAACTTTACACCGAGCAGAGGAAATGATAAACATGCAAGAGTAAATTCAGTAGCGCCTTTATTTGAATCGGGTGTCGTATGGGCTCCTGATCAAAAGTTTTCAGAGGACGTTATTGAAGAGTGTGCAGCATTCCCTCACGGAGATCATGACGATTTAGTCGACTCCATGACTCAGGCGGTAATGCGTTTTAGACAAGGCGGATTTGTCATGCACCCTGAAGATTATGTCGACAAAAAACGTGAATGGGTAAATAGGGTATATTACTGATGTGGAAAAAAGCTATAGAGATGGCCATTAAAAAATTTGGCAATTTAAATACTGCCAAAGCTAATGAATGGTTGATGAAAACCTATAATAAATTAAAATCTAAACCGCAATCTGGAGTTAATTACGTTGGTAAGTCAAAAGATTATACTATTGATACTTTACTGAAAAAAAAATTTAAAAAAGTTCCTCCTTCGCGAAAAGGCAAAGTAGTGGATCCTTTTAAAAAAACAGTAGCACCTTCTAATGTTGTAGATTTAAAGTGGTTTAAAAAAATGAGAGACCGGGGAGATTTTCAAAAAGGCGGAAGAATCGACAAAGCACTTCCAAAAAGAAGCAGGGATATATAATGAAATCTTTTTTTGATCTCTTACTAAAAGTAGGAACCAATCCGCAACTTAAAGCATGGGCCATGAAGCAGATGATTAACCTTAAATCTTTACAATCAGGTTATCAAAAGAGTTACCGGCATTCAAAAGATTTGGAGAAAGTTAAAGATATTCTGGACCCTAAGTGGATTGAAAAGGAATATGCGGCAAAAATAGCCTATAATTTAAAAAATAAAGTATTGGATATAACCAAAGCTACAGACAAAGTTAAGTGGCTTAAAGATCAAGCCTCTCTAAATAAAGCAAGATTTCATGGTAAAAATTTCAGGGGATGGGTGGATGACTCAGTAAAAAAAATAGGCGATGATATCGATGATTTTTTTAAAAAAGATGCTGCTCAGAGCAAATGGTTTAATAAGACTTTGAAAAAAAGTTTAGAGGGAAATAAAAAAGCTGGAATAGAAATTGACAAATATTTTGCTAATATAGAAAAGATTAATAGGGAAAAAGTCGTTCCATTTTGGCCAAGAAAAAAACCTTATAAAGTTCATAAAGCCGAAGGCGGAAGAATAGGGTTTAATAAAGGGGGCAAAGGAGGAATCGGAGATTTGCTTACGAAACTGTATCGGTTATCCCAAATAGGTCCTCTTTTATCGAGTCCTGAATTAATTGACTTAATCCAAAAAATACCTATGGCAGAAGGCGGCATAGCAGAATTGCTCGGTGAACCGCGATCCGGGTACGGAGGCAGAATTGGTCTTGCAGAAGGAGACACGCCTAGTGAAGCTTATTTAAGAAAAATTTATTACAAGATTGCTGAAGGAGATCAATTAGGTACTACGACTTTTGACCAATGGAAAAGATCTAGTAGTGCAGAATATTGGAGAGATAAATGGCGATCTGGAAATAGAGCCGAAGGCGGAAGAATTGGTTATGATGGAGGCGGACCTATTAATCTACAAGCTTTAATTGAATTATATATGTCAGAAGGAATGACCCATGATGAAGCAGTTGCAGCTGCTAATAAACCTTTACCCTTTCATATTTTAACCGATGACAAAGCCCAAGGCGGAAGAATCGGTTTTAAAGATGGCGAAGGAATTATGAGCAGAGTCGGTGATATGGTAGATGTGCGTAACATTCCTTATTACTCTGGCAAAGCTTTACAAGGACTGGTTAATTCTGCTGAAACTTTATCTAAATTTCCTTTTGCAGCGGGAGAACTAGGAAGTAAGTTGATTCAACAAAAACCTAAAAAAGAAATGTTTATGAAGGCAATAGAAGATATTACTCCCGGTTCATGGTCCGAGAATGTTGGACTAACATCATTGGTTGAAGGCATGGGGGAAAAAAGACCGAAGGATGCTCAAACAGTTGGAGGAATTTTAGGTCTTGGAACTGAAATAGCGGTACCAACCGGTGGTGCATTTAAGGCAGGACAATTTTTATTAAATAAAGCTAGTAAAGCAATGGGTAAAGTAAAAGATGGCAAAACTTTAAATAAATTAGTAGAAGATAAAATAAGTGATTCTGGACAAAGTCGTAGAGATTTTATGTCTTTAGTTGGTGCTAGTGGTTTAGCAGCGGGATTAAAATGGCTTGGACTCGGAGGTCTTCTTAAAGGAGCAACTAAAAAATTAGACGATATTGAAATTCAGGTAAGAGGAGATGCGGACTATGAATATATAGATGAAGCATGGTCAGGTGGTACTTGGGCCAATGTTTATTTTAAAGCTTTAACTAAAAAAGGTAAAGATATTTTAGAAAAATTAACTAAAGGAAAAGATTCATTTTTCACTAAACAAAAAACAACTACCAGTATGGATAATATAGATGAGTTATATATTCCTGGTAATTCAGAAGAAGCTGCTGTGGCGGTAGAAAAAATAATTGCAGGCCACAAACCAAATTGGAGATTAAATACTGCAACAAAACAAATATATAATCCTAAAACTAAATCTTTTTCACATCCTAAAGATTCTATAGAAGGAGCTTATGAACATAGTAAAAATTATAGTGGTAAAGATTTAAATAAAAAAACAATCATGAAAGAAGCTGATGATCTAATAGCATCTGAGCGAAGTCCATATCATCGTGGTATAGAAGTTCATGATGAATTTTTAGATGACATTTTAAATCAAATTACAACTAAAAAAGCCGAAGGCGGAAGAATTGGTCTTGGTACCGGTGGACCTCCTCTACAGTTAGGAATTGCAGAAGCTGAATGGAGAGCCAAGCACCCGGTTCAAGGAAATAAAATTTCACAATTAAAAGATGCAGCTATGGATAGAGCATTTCCTGGTACGGGAATAACAGGTTCTTTAAACATGGGAAATTTTGAAGCTTTTTATAATCAACCTTTAATAGATCCAATGAATATGTTTGAAAAAAGCCAACAACCTCAATATGGCCTTCAGTATGAAAAAGGACCTTTTTCAGCAGGTGTTGGAGTTATGCCTAGTGGAGAAACTGAGTATGGGTTTAAATTAAGAAAAGAATTTAATGATGGTGGTTTAACAAAAACTGTTCCACCTAAAAGAGGACCGATGCCACAAGGGTTGCCTTCTGCCTTATATAATGGTATAATACGGCCTAGGAGTTATTAATGGCAGAAATTGATAAGACTCTTCCTATTACAGATCTACCTCCAGTCGTTGCACCTGATGTAGAGATTCCAGTAGCGGATGAGACCAAACTAATCGAAACAGAAGGTATTGAAGCAACTGAACTTCCTGATGGAGGAATGGACATTAATTTTGATCCATCAACCAAGTTGCAAATTCCAGGAACCGAGGGCCATTTTGATAACTTAGCGGATCTTTTACCTGATGATATTTTGACTCCAATTGGAGCTGATATGCAGGCGGATTATACAGACTATAAACAATCAAGAAAAGAGTGGGAAGATACCTATGTTAAAGGCCTAGACCTTTTAGGATTTCAATACAAAGTAAGAACCGAACCTTTCCAAGGAGCTAGTGGTGCTACTCACCCAGTTTTAGCTGAAGCGGTGACTCAGTTTCAGGCAATGGCTTATAAAGAATTATTACCGGCGGATGGACCGGTTAGAACCCAAGTAATGGGTTTATCCACTCCACCTAAAGAACAACAATCCCAAAGAGTTAAAAATTTCATGAATTATCAATTGATGGATCAGATGAAAGAGTATGAACCTGAATTTGATCAAATGTTATTTCATTTACCTCTATCAGGTTCTACATTTAAAAAAGTTTATTATGACGATTTACTAGGACGAGCTGTTTCAAAGTTCGTTCAAGCAGATGACTTAGTGGTTCCGTATGCAGCTACCTCATTAGATGATGCGGAAGCCATTATTCATATTTTAAAAATTCCAGAAAACGAATTAAGAAAACAACAAGTTTCCGGATTTTATCGAGATGTTGATTTAGGAAAACCTCCTATCATTCAAGATAAAGTTGAAGAAAAAGAAAAGGAACTCGCTGGTACTAAAAAAGTTGGCAGACAAGAAGATGTTTATACATTACTTGAATGCCATGTTAATTTAGATCTAGAGGGTTTCGAAGATGTTGGTCCAGATGGAGAACCAACAGGAATAAAATTACCTTACGTCGTAACAGTCGAAGAAGGTAGCCGAATAGTTCTTTCTATTAGAAGGAATTATGCACCCAATGATCCAACCAAAAGAAAAATCCAATATTTTGTCCACTTTAAATTTCTGCCAGGACTCGGATTTTATGGCTTTGGACTCATTCACATGATTGGCGGATTGAGCAGAACGGCAACGGCTGCTCTCCGTCAATTATTAGATGCAGGAACATTATCTAATTTACCAGCAGGATTTAAGCAACGTGGAGTGCGTATCAGAGATGATGCCCAACCCCTTCAACCAGGAGAGTGGAAAGATGTTGACGCTCCAGGTGGAAGTTTAAAGGATTCATTTTTTAATCTGCCTTATAAAGAACCTTCTCCCACATTATTACAATTAATGGGGATTGTGGTTCAAGCAGGTCAAAGATTCGCGTCCATTGCTGACATGCAGGTCGGTGACGGGAACCAATCAGCAGCTGTTGGTACGACCGTAGCCCTCTTAGAGCGTGGCTCCAGGGTAATGTCAGCAATCCATAAAAGACTCTATGTTGCATTAAAACAGGAATTTAAATTACTAGCAAAAGTTTTTGCTACATATTTACCTCCTGAATATCCTTATGATGTTGTAGGTGCAGCAAGAACAGTTAAAGTTCAAGATTTTGATGATAGAGTAGATATTTTACCGGTTGCCGATCCAAATATATTTTCAATGCAACAACGTGTGACCTTAGCACAAACAGAATTACAATTAGCAATGTCTAATCCACAAATGCATGATTTATATTTATCTTATAGAAAAATGTATGAAGCGATTGGAATAAAAGATATTGATCAAATTTTACCACCACCTCCTCCTAAAATGCCTAAAGATCCTGCATTGGAAAATATTGATGCAATTTCTGGCAAGCCTTTTCAAGCTTATCCAGGTCAAGATCATAGAGCGCATATTAGTGCACACTTACATTTTATGTCTATGAATATGGTTAGAAATAATCCACCTATCATGGCGGCAATGGAGAAAAATATTTTAGAGCATATTAGTATTATGGCTCAAGAACAGGTACAAGTGGAATTTCCTCAAGAATTTCAAATGTTGGCACAAATGCAACAAATGGCTCCTTCTAATCCACAAATTGGACAACAAGTTCAACAACTTACTCAAAAGATTGAAGCTCGAAAAGCAGTTTTAATTGCTGAAATGATGAATGAATTTATGGTTGAAGAAAAACGTATTACTTCTCAATTTGACCATGATCCATTATTAAAGATTAAATCTAGAGAAGTAGACCTAAAAGCTATGGATACTTCGAGAAAAGACAAGGAAATGAAGCAAAGAGGCGAAATAGATAGAGCTAAATTAGTTCAAAATAGAGATATTCAAGAAGATAAACTTGAACAAAACGAAGATTTAGCTATACTACGAGCTGATACATCTATGGC